GCATAGCCTGGGCCTACATCCGCAACCACATCGTATTGCCCAATTGTCGGATTGAGAATACGCTGGATGACCTGACCATTCTCATCTTGAAGCATCTGGAAAGCTTTTTCCGCACCGGGATCGATTTTAACATCGAGATTTTGTCCATCCTCGGCGAGAATCTGCACCACTTGTTCTGGTTCGTAAATCCGGGGCACAGTATCCAGAATGATCTTCCCCATGAACTTAATCGCGATAGCTGTCGCATCGATGTAATGATAGGTTGAGCGATCACCCATACGCTGACGTTCATTGATGGCCTTGCCCGAGCGTTCATTGCTTGGGGCTCCCATCTGTGATTCATACTGGCCCGAAACCATTGCCATTTCGCGCGAGGCGACTTCCATGCCTTGGAGTGCAACTGGCGCGGCGACAGGAGGCTCAACCCGTTGGGGCGGCGGAATTTGCTCCCCTTCCTCATTAAACGCGTTGTACAGCAGAACCGACTTGTTCTGGCGATTCGCCGTGTTCCAATCGTTCTCGAATCCATCTACAGATTCCGCCGCCGCAATCCATGGGGTCTTAGTCTGGAGCGCACCGTATTCGACCGCCGCACTGTTATGCGTTGGCACCATCCCCTCTCCAGCTAAGAACAGATGAGACTCCGTATTCAATGCCACACATTTAGTTGGTACAGATGGAATTTCAATTACTGATTTTATTTCGTGACGTTTAGTTCTTCTAAGATGAATTACTCTCTCTTTTTTCTGTTGCGAACTTTTTCTTTTTAACCTGAAAACATTCATATCAGGAGTTGCTGTAAAAGAAAACTGATACGCCCCATGAGAAGTATAAACTTCTCCTGAGGGAAAAAGTTTAGAATGTGCTTTTCTATAAACAAACTTAGCTTTGACCCCAAGAGAACGTAGTAGCTCACTGAAGTCTAAGGCTAATCTATGATCAGCTGTTGTAAAAGAGCAAACATTACAATCAATTGTACCATCAGTGTCCATAAGACCTTGCAAAAGTTGTTCTCTTTGTTCATGAGAACCACGAAGGTATTGCCCAGGAATATGCTTATTCCCAAGAAGACCTAAGCTTGTGAAAAGATGACGAACATTGTGAACAGTCATTGTTCCAGCAGTTTTGTCCCCATATACACGGGGGTCGCCAACCTTATAACCAAGCTCAAGCAAATTATAACGCATTTCTTGCATATCCTCAAAACCAGAAGTAATTTGAGGTTCTGCTGTAGTGCCATCTCCCAGCCAAACACCCAAAAGATATGGGTGTAAAGGCAATTCTTTTTCTTCAAGAGACAAGGAGTCTGTCATCCAGATAAAGTGTTTTTTAGGAGTTAACTCTTCCGTTGGGATTGTTTTCTTATTCCAATCCCAAGTAGCACTTTTTCTCTTTCCGCGTTCTTCTACAGTCCACAAGTGTTCAGCATCTGCATCAATGTGAGTACCATCTCCAAAAGTAACACGAAAACACTTCCGCTGAACGTGAATAGGGCTGGTCCCGACTACTTGACAAGGTCTACCTTTCTCATCAAAAAGCCAGTCTCCAGCTTTGACATTTCCCATTGTAGTCCAACCAAAAGGAGTTGGCAAAGGAGTGTCCAGCGATAAGGGGGACCACCAGTTGTACATTCTCTGCGGGTCTTTCAGCGCCCGAGTATGGGACTTTCGATCAACTTTGTCATCAATGATGACTTCTTCCGCGATGAACGGAATGATCGGAATATACTTCCCCGGCCAGATATTCGTTTCGACCTCGTCATTTCCAACAATATAGCTCCAACGCACGAGTTTGCGTTTCACCGGCCGAGAGCGAGCCTGCGGGTTCTCTTTCCATTCCGCCAAAATATCCTTCGGGGTCTCGGACTGAAACGCAATGACTGGCGGTCCACCATCATCCATTGGGACGTTCCAAAGGGTGTCGTTTTCAAACTCAATCCGGAAGTACTCTGCAGTGCGGACATATTGATCGTTGATCCAACTTCCAGGAACAATCGCGCCACCGAGCTTCGCCACGGAAGCAAGTTCCGGATACTCTCGATCAAACTCTTTCCGGTCCATGTCGTGATAGATGAACCCAAATTTCATATCGGACTTATCACGCTCCTGCGCGTCCGGGTCGATGTAGACCAAGAGCGGATTCCGGATTCGAACAAATCGGAGCTGTTGGAGAAAGCTCGTCTCACTGACATACTCTGTCGCTGCACGCGCGAAGCCAAAGCCGCCCTGGACCATGTGCTCCGTAGCGGTTGAGATGACTTCTGAGGCATCCGAGTATGCTTCGATCCTACGCGCAAGTGCCATCCAAATTTGCGCCGCCTCGAACGTCGCACCATTGCCAGTTGGCATGTATTTGATTGCCGGCTTGTTCTGCTTGGCCTCGTTGATGATGTTGAAGTTGTGCTGGCGGACTTTGTTGATGGTTAGGGTCGGCCGGCGGTCACCTGCACGCGCATTCCGATCCTCGTTGTTCCACTGGTATCCGTTGTCGGAGTCCCCATTCGCGAAGCGATAATCATCATCATACCTCTGCCGCGTGTAGGACTCCCGCCGCGCACAGAGTTCGAATCGCTCCTGGGCTTCCTTTACAACCGGGCTTACGTCTGTGTCCATCATCCCATCCACCCGATCTGCGGAGTCCCGCCCATCTTAAGCCTATCCCAAAAATCTTCCTCGAACTCGCCCTCGATAATGTCCTCCGCTCGTGCGCGAGTCCTTCGGCTGTGTGGCTGCTGCAAAGCGATGGCCGTGTAGCGGAAGGCATCCGCCGCATGAGAGGTCCAGTCATGGACCGGCTCTTTCGTGAAGACCTTCTTCACCGGGTCTTCGACGAGATCATAGCGGTAGTGGCGGAGGGCCTGAAGTCCATCGGAGCACTTTTCTTCATCGAAGAAGGCACTCGGAAAGACGGTGCGGGCGAGATTGATCCCGGCCGAGACCTTAATCGAGGGGATTTTGCGAACGGCAAGCCCAAGACGCTGGACTCTTTGTGCAATCGTCACGCCCGCCGCTCCCTTAGTCTTCATGAATGCATCATGCGGGAGCCAAACGGTGTCGAGGAAGTAGCCTCGACTTTGAGCCTCCCTCATATCCTCCTCAATCGTTGTCTGAGTCGCCTCGTAGTAGTCAATGAAGAGAGTCTCGCGCGCGACACGCTGCACAAACCACATGGCAGTCGCATCGCGCCAACCAATGTCGAGGATTAAATGGACTCCGACAGTTGGGTTGTACTCGACCTTCCCGACCTGATCCTTAGCGTACGCCGCTCGAAGCTCATCTGCATAGACCGCGCCCTCCAACACTACCTTACATTTGCCACGATAGATGTGGAGGTAAGAGTCGAAGTCGGTCTCCTTGAGATATTCAGCCTCTGCAATAATACTCGCAGGGCACCACGGATTGTCGTCGTAATGAATTTCCCGAACCCAAGCATCCGGCGGAGGGCTCAGTACGAATCTTCGATAAGTTTCGTCGGTTTCCAGTTCCGGATTGAAGCTGATCCAGATTTCACTCCCCGGCGTGCGGATCGTCGGGATCAACACCTGCCAGGAGTTCTTGGACATGTTGACTGCTTCTTCCGCCCAGCAGATGTCAATGCCCTCGTAAGACTTGATCTTCTGCACGTTATGGCGAATACCTTCGAAAGAGACTTCGGAACCCGCACCGGGGCCAGCAATACACTTGATCGTCGCCTGCTGGATTTCGAACAGCGCCGTGAGCCCGAGAAGTTCGATCTGGTCTGACAGAAGGCGATGAACCGAGTCCTTGATCGAGTTCATCTGCTCACGAACGCAAAGCACACGCGTTGGCGTCTGGACCATGATGAGTACAATTGCGCGCGCAATGCTCCAGCTCTTCCCACCGCCTCTCCCGCCCCAAAAGACCTTGTATCTGTGCGGCTCGAAAATTCCTTCGAGCTTGGGTGGGAACGCGGCGTTGACTTGGAGTTCGGCGGCCATCTAAGGTCTCGTCACATCCTTGCAATTCGCAAGCGTGGGTGCTTAGAAGTATTCTGTAAACACAATCGCACCATCACCACCTCTACCCCCCGCACCAGATGCAGCACCATTTTGGGAAGCACCACCTCCACCACCACCCGCGCAGACTCCACCAGCACCACCAGCCAATGGCAACGTCGCATGAGAACCAGAACCTCCACCCCCAAGACTGCCCTGCCAAAGCGGACCAACAGTGTTAAAGTAGGTCGTGCCAGCAGTGCCGACCACACCAGTTGCACCGCCTGCGGCAAGAACAGCAGCTCCATTGAGATACTGAATACCACCAGAACCTCCAGAGGACATAGCATTGGCGACAGCAATGCCACCACCAGCACCGCCTCCACCACAACCATTGAATGCCGTTGTGCCAGCATTGGCGCCTAATGTACCATCAGCAGGACCACCTCCACCGCCCACTCCGCTTTCCCACATTGACGATACATCTCCACCAACAGTAGCAGACCCGCCATTACCAATGGAAAACCCGCCAGTACCACCTGTTGCCCCAGAGGCATTTCCGCCAACAACCACATTCCCACCAGCTCCACCGCCAGAGCCTGCTACCAGCCCACCGCCAGAACCAAAGCCACCTCCAGGGGCTGCGAGTAAAGTTGTTCCGAATGTCGTTGAGCCCCCAGCTACACCATTATTACCTGCGGTTGTGTCAGAGCCTTGCGCAACGCCCCCAGCTCCACCTGTGCCTACACTATACGCTTTCGATGCACCGATTTCGGCGGCAGAAAAACAACCATAACGACGAGCACCACCTCCGCCCCCACCACCGCCAGATGCAATAGCCCCTGCAGCTTGCCGTGCGCCCGAACCACCTCCCGCCCCCGCGCCAAAAACTAAAACACAGACCTGGACCATTCCGGGAGTCGGAGTGTAGGTGCCAGCTCCAGTCGCCGTGACGATAGTAACCTTCGTCGGCTTCTGCGGAGGGCTTACGTAAACTTGCTGCGCCTGGGCCGAGGCGAAAGCGAAAATTAGAGCAAGAGTCAGAAGGCGCTTCACTTCACATCTCCCGAAAAGAACGCGGTAGCGCTAGCAGTCTTAGTGAAGCACCCAGTCGTTGAGAAGACTGCGGTAATCCCGGTCGAAAAGTACTCCGGAGGGTTGCTCGTGACCCCAACCGTTGCACTCGCTGGCACCGCCACGCACTTGACTGGAGTCACCGCACCATCTACCGGCGCCGATGTGGCGTCGAAGAGCATAACGTAGCCGGCACTTGCCCCAGTCGTGACCTGATAGGCGTAAAGATTCCCGGCGCTGGACTTAAAAACATGCGCTGCCTCGGCCGCCGTACTCGGCACCGGAACGATTCCGCCAGAGGCGAGGGGCGCTGCCGTCGTTGCAATCGGATTGATCGTGGACCCGATCGCTCCACTCGTAGTCCCGATACACGTCTGGGGCGAGTTTGGGTCACAAACCGCAACGGAGTTGCTCAAGCTCGGAGGTGCTGCCGCTGGCACCGGAACGACAGCAAGCCCGAGCAGTACGGACGCAAGTAGGAGTCTTTTCACCGGG